CTGTGCTCTTTGATGAAGTTGTGGAACGAGTGCCAGTCGCTTGTCCAGTATCGTTTGGCAACCTTGCGAGTAACCGTACCATACTCGGTCTTGAAACCATCAGCACCCATGTGTTTGCATACCTCAAGCAGTTCGCTCTCGATAAGCTCTAGACTTTCTTTTAGTTCTGCATCCTCCTTCTCGTACTGCTCAGCAATCTCTTTGCGTTTGTCGCGTATCTTAATGTACGTCTTGACAAGCTTATCAGCTTTCATATCCATTTTCACTCTCCTAGTTATTACAACTAAATATTACCAATAAACTTTATGGATGTCAACTCTCCTTCATGATGTTGTCGTAAAGGTCAACCAATCTCGTGTGGATGTCCACTTTGGATTGGAGCATGGCATACATCTTTCTCTCTACCGGCGAGCCTTGAAGGTGCACCACCGTGCATGGATTACGTTGGCCCGCTCGATGCACTCGTGCGTTCGCCTGTAAATAAGTTTCTACAGACATCACTGGAGACCAATAGATCACAACGTTTGCCGCGTGGAGTGTGACACCGTGCGACGCTGCTTGCGGTTGGATGATAAGCACCTTGGGGTCAGGCTGCGTTTGGAATCGGTTGAAGATATCGGTGCGTTTGTTGACACTCACCTCACCGTTCACAATCTCGCAGGAGTAGCCTGACTTAGTAAGCTCTTCATTAACAAGTTGTATGGCATGTCGGTACGGTACAAAAACAATCACCTTGTGACTTGCCTCATCAATCACTTCTTTCAACGCTTCAATACGATTAGACGCATCGAACGACACCACCTCACCACTGTCTGAGTAAACTGCACCACAAGATAATTGCAGAAGTTTGTTCAGGTTGGCTGCGGCGTTGACTGTTGTGATCTCTTCACCCGCTGCTATCGTTGTCATGTGCTTGCGGATATGCTCGTAGTACTGCATCTGCTGTTTAGTTAGCGGCACGTCCCGAGTCACATAGGTCATGTCTGGTAAATCTAAGCACTGCTCTTTAGTAAACCTGATAGCGGGCTGTAGCACTTGATGCACGATGTCCTCTGCGCGGGGCTTGGGCACCCACTTGAAGTTCGTTATCTTTTGCATCACTTGGTCTTTGAACGAACCAAAGAAGCGTGGTACGCCAGAAGGATTGATGATCCTTGCTAATCCGTATGCGTCTGTTGGCGCCTGTGCTGCGGGTGTGCCCGTTAACATCCAGATCCATGTATCTGCTTTGATGATTGATTGAAGTGCCTTCCATCTTTTTGTACTCACTGTTTTGTATGCGTTAGCTTCATCGACCACGATTAGATCGAAGTCGTTTTGGTTAACTGCATCTTTTATAATTTCTAGACCATCGAAGTTACAGATCACAAAGTCAGAGTCTGTGTTCACTGCCTCGATGCGTTTCTTTCTGTCGTAGCTGTGGGCCACCGTCACTGTGCGGTGCATAGCAAATTTAAACAGATCATTCACCCATGCTGACTGCATGATGGACAGTGGGCACAGCACAAGAACTCTACGTATCATGCCGATGTTCATCAGGTAATCCGCTGCCCAGATAACACTGCCAGTCTTGCCGGTGCCCTGCTCGTTAAAGCAAAAGCCTCGTCGGTGCAACGTTAAGAACTCTGCCGTTGTGCGTTGATGTGCAAACGGTTTGTGTAGTCCAGGCCAATCGTACTGTGCAGTGATGGGGGACGGGACGTTTTTGATTCGCAGGTTCTTGAGGACTTGTGCTTCTTCTAGCCCCCACTTAACTAGCACCTCCCCACTGTCTAAGATCTTGCTCTTTGGTATGACCGTTGTGATCCGGTTCGGTTGCCTGACTCTCAGTAGCAGGGCTTTGTTAGCGACTATCTGCATAATATTTTCTATATAGGTTGCTAACCGCCCCTTTGCGGGTCTTCATAAAATCACTTACCTTAAAGACTGTTGGACCGTTGGTAATCCATGCAGTCCATCCAAAGTCACATAACCACGTTGATCCCGTTGGGATTAACCGCTTACGCTCTTCCTTAAATACTTCTAAATGTCTACCTTCAATCTTTACCAAAGCCGCAAACTCTTTTTCACTTATTTTCGCTTTCATTTTCACTCTCCATGACACCAACAGGCCGAAAGTGAATTTTCACTCCGGCCCACCCAAAAACTTGTACTACGGTACTGCTTACTTCTTGCGTTCGCGCTTGCTAGTTTCTGAAACCAACTTGCCCGATGAATTACGTTTGAACGATCTATTTGTTGAAGCTGATGTTACGCTATAACCGTCTTTATTGCTACCCCCTTTACTGAGGGCACGCTTGTGTGCAATGTCTTTACCTTCGCGGGTATCGGCTTTGCCATTACCGTTATTGTCCTTACCGTTCTTATCTACTGCACGACGGGCACGTTGCCGCTCCATACGGTTCTCATGCTCACCACGCTTCAGTTGCATCTGGTACTCGTGCTTGTACGGACGAGGACTTTTTGTATAGGGCATAGTATTTCTCCCGTTCGATTTCGTACTTCTTCGTCCCAACGCTAAAGATCTTAACGATCTTAACCCCAGGATGATCCTCAGCAACCCAATCCCTAACCATGTACATCTTGGGCGCTATGTAGCTATACACCGTCACGCTTTTCCCAGGCGTTTTCGACTCAACCAGCACCATCGCTTGGTGCATGTACCGCTCAATTATGTCGTCCATTATGGGGGCAGCTTGTCACAGCGCAGTATTGTTTACAGGAGAAGTTAGGACGTGCGTTCCACACATCGTTTTCATACGCCGCTTCCAACTGTGCTGTGTCTCGCATCCATTTTACCCAGTGAAGCTGCGGTGCGCTAGTGTCGTAATCCACCTTTACAAAATCGTTTGCAACAACAAACAACAGCCCCGCCTTGATGCGTTTGATCTGCGGGAAGTGCACGAACAAGGCAAGTGCCAGAATCTCTAGCTGCTTGGTGTCCGCATACTTGGAAGACTTGCCCGTCTTGTAGTCCACCAGAAATGCCTTGTCATCTTTAATAATCACAAGATCAGCCACACCACGCCACCATACGTCGGGTGCGAAGAAGTCACATGCCTTAAGATCTTTAGTCAGCCCCATGCGGTATTCGCACAGGTACTCTCCACCAATCTGCTTGAGCGCGTCCAACGGCTCCTGCATGAATCTGAACTGCGGGGGGATCGGCACATCATTCTTGATGTAGAACTCTGCCGCTTCGTGTACAAGCTTGCCATAGGTGAGGTGCTCGGTCTCAGGCTCCCTGAAATCCTTTGCCACCCGCAGGTGATAGTACTTCTTGGGACACTGTTGGAACAGTGAGAGGGAGGAATAAGACCAAGCAGCCATGTTATATCCCAGAGTCTACGTGACTGAGCAGTGCAATCTGAAGCTGCCGAACATCTGCGACCAACTCATTGACGATCAGCAACGCTTCCTCAAACTTCTTATCATTTGCCGCGACGTACAACTCCTTAAGATGTTGCTGTGCACTAATGTAAAACGGGGAAAAATCAACAGTCTCCGTAACTCTCACCATATCCTGCCTCACAATTAAGGGGTAAATCAATGCACCACTGAGGGCGACTTCGCATGCACTGTTCAACATACGCTTTGGCTTCCTCAGCTTCTTTCTTCGGTGCAATACAAGCAACTGCGTCATGGACCGTTAGCACCACCTTGTAGCGTTTAGCGATCAACGTCATCTGCTCGGCAATCACACAACGTGCAATAGCTTGGCACAGATTTTCAATCACTTTACCACCATAAGTCTTGGTTGCGCCTTTCCGAGTGGGGTACTCGTACTGCGTCTTGCCATCGGTAGTTACTTTGTGCAGCCCCTCATATCGTAGCCACAACTTGTTAGGCAGCATGAACCCCTGCTCCAGGGGATCGAATGTCAGTACACCTTCACGCCCAAGGGACGCAGACTGCTTTTGAATGATCGCTTCTAGGCATCGTTGGGCATTCGACCATAACTCGGGAATCTTGGCATAGGTGCTGCGGTACACATCGATAATGCGTTTACATTCAGCTTCCTCTACCTCAGTGCCAAGCACCTTTAGCTGAGCGGCAAATTTTGCCGCCCCCATACCGTAACCTGCACCCAAGATTGTCGTCTTACCGACAAACCTTTCATCCTTGCTGATCTCTTCAACCGGCTTACCGTAGATGGCACTAGCCATAATCTTATAAACATCTTCACCTTTCTCGAAGGCTTCTACGAGATCGTTCTGCTCAGCAAGCCAAGCCAACACCCGCGCTTCGATCTGCGATGAGTCCGAGTCAATAATCACAAACCCTTCCGGTGCACGTATCGCTCGCTTTAACTTGTTAGCGTTTTGTCCACGGCTCGGTAGATTCTGCAAGTTCACCTTGTCATCCCCACCCCAACGCCCCGTGTGGGCAGCGTAATACTTAAGGGGCACAGGCATACGCCCACGTTTAGCGATGTCGATGAACCGTTGTGTGCGGGTCTCTTCAAGGGTTGTCTTGTTACCAAGTCTGGCACCGACCAGGATCTGCACCCGAGGGTCAGGGTGGTTAGCTAACTCTTTAAACGCCTCGTCTGTCTTGGCAAACGCCCATGCTTCCTTGCCCGTCTTAGCACTGATCTTGACAGGAGGCTCGACGCCCATCTTCTTGAGCAGTTCTGCAAACTTGTCATTGGACATCAGGTCATCACGGTTAGCCGCAGCCATCTCAAGCAGTTGCTCTTTCTTAGCCTTGACATTCTCCAGGTGCTGCTCCAAAAGCGGCAAGTCAAGCTCAAGCGTAGGCTCGGTAAACATCTTGATGGTTGTGTCGATAACTTTCAATTCCTTGGTGGGGAAGTTTTGAATCAAGATATCGAACAAGGCACGGGTCAGATTGACATCATTAATACAGTACCCGCTGTACGCCTTTAACTCATCAGGGCTGAAGTCCGCCCTACGTTTACCAAGCGCGTTGACTACCTCCGTTCCCTTCTTTCCAAGCTGGTACTTCTCAGCAAGAAATGCGAGGCTCCCTCCCACATCCACACCGTGCCACGCACGAGCCATAGACAGAGTGTCGAGAATACCTTTAGGGTAAATATCAAAGCGCCAAGAAAGAATAGAGGCATCAAACACAGCGTTGTGAGCAAGAAGAAAGCTATTTTGCCAGTCGAACTCATGGAGCCAATCATACGTCTGCTGATGGTCCCCTGAAAACCAAACGGTCGGTTCGTCATTGACTTGTACTCCTACCCCAATGGCTTCAAACAATTCACTGCGAACGTACTCTTCAGTTGTGATCTTTGATAGGCTGTATTCTTTGTCGTAATAAGTTTCAAAGTCTAGTGCAATGATGTTCATAGTTTGCCAAGGTACGTGAAGAGGTCTTGAGACTTGGCACCAGACGATAGCAGTCTGCCCCTTGCGTCATCTTTAGACTTGGTCTCACGTATAAACTTCTTGGGGATCAGCTTCTTATTTAATCTGTTATATACCGTCGCAACAGACATAGACTTAATACTGGATGCAACCGTGGACTTGTTTATGCCACCGTCCATTTCGTTACATGCTACGTGGTTGATGATCCGCAGATCAGTCTCATCCAGGTTGTACTTAGTTTGCACACCGTTCAGTGTGGTGACAAGGTCAGCAAGTTTGGCAATACTCATTTCACTCTCCTAATTGCGTAATAATAAACAGGACGTTTGGCTACATAGTTTGTGAATGTAAAGTTTACTACAACTATTCGTTTTTCTAAAAGAGGTGCCATGTATCTTCGCACTGTTCTTTCACTAACTTTCATAATTTTTGCAAGATCCTTGATGGTCAGTCCGTGCTGATTCTTCAGCCTACGTACGATCTCCATCTGCCTACCAATAGAATCACGTCGTGTGTAGGACTTGGGTTTGGATCTCATTTAGCATCTCGCCAACAAGGTGAATGTTGTTCTCGTTCACCACGATTGCTTTGCCGTCGGCTTGAATAATTTTCGTGAGTTCTCGATCTTGGAGGGCAGTGGTCTTGCCAG